ATAGCCTTTGCTACCCGTTCGTCCTTGCAGGTCTCTCCTGCCTTTACGATATAGCCTGTGTACATGTTTGTTTCCTCCTTGTTTTATTGTTTTGTCGCGTTACTCGCCAGCCATGCGCGGAACTCGTCAGAAGCGGTTGCCCCAGCGGGGAAGGTGAGATACTTGTATTTGTCACTGCCCCACTCGTGACGAGAGAATGTGTACAAGGTGTTTGTGAAGCCAGCGCTTGTGGTGTACTTAATAGTGGTAGTGCTACAAATGAAGGCTTTTGCTGTGACTGCATTCGGGTCCGATGCATTACCTATTTTGAAGTTCTGACCAGTGAAATCAACAGAGTTCTCCGGTGCATATAACCGCTCATTCAGCACCCACATCCCCTCAAGTGTTGGTGTAGGGGTGGGCTCAGGTGTTACCACCCCAAACGGTGTGCCATCCAGGGAAATCCATTTTTGCCGAGCGGGGTCATATAGGTATGCATCTTTAGCTTGTGCATAGCCATCAGTGCCTCCGAGGTACACCCCGCTTACACCGATACTCAGCGTTCCATTCTTGACCTTAACTGCTTGCCAGATGTTGTCAAACAGTGACTCCTGAATGAGGAGTTTACCGTTCTCCAGTTCATAAGCTCCTGTAAACTTGTATGCAGGGTTATTCGCGCCTACCCGAGCAAATACAAGTTCTGTACTTGACAACACAGTAGAGTTATGGGAGTTTCCTACATGACCTCCTACCGTAACAAATTCAAAATCTCCTGTTACAGTGTTAAACCTTTGAGCATAATTAACACTCGTGGTATCATAAGCCAAGATATTTGGTTCATGAGTTCGCTCCATTCCCCCAAACCAATAGATATACTCCCCTATGTTTATTCCCGGCATGAAGCAATTTCTTACAGCGGGTGTTGTAACTTTTATCTGCTTCCTTGAAGCTATTTTTGTTTCAGTATCAAAATATTCAATATAAGTATTATACGGAATAGAGCCGTCAGCAGCATAGAAGGGTCTTTTTGCATATAGTATGTTTCCTACTGCTACTACAGATGCTCCTCTAAAATCATTACCGCGACCGTAGATATATCCTATATTGGTTGCAATAGATGGGTTTTCTGAATCTATTTCATAGACACTGGTAGACTCGGAATATGCAGAAGAACCAGCAGAATTATCTTGGCCAGCAGTAAAATAAATCTTTGTTCCTATAGCGACAGCACTTCCAAGCTGACATTTACCGGATATTCCCGAAACAGCTACATTTGTATATGTGTTAGTTTCTGTATCGAAAACTAAAATATATGTATTACTGTTCGCGTTAGAAGAAACTCTATCAGGGAGACTGTCGTTATCGTGACCAAACAAGTAAAATATCTTATTTCCAATAACTACCGCCGGAGCAGTATAGTGTTTAAATTCCTGAGCAGCTCCACTTACTGCAACTACCCATCCAGTGTCTTCATATCGATAGATGATACTGTATATTTTGATATAAAAGTGTCCATTACAGTATGCAAGGGATTGAGGTAAATATGACGAAGGCGTAGAAATTCCATAGGCAGAAACAGCTTCTTTCCCAAAAGACGTAGCCTCCTTTACTGTCACTTCGCTTGGCTTATCTGCAATCCGTACCCACAGTTTGCTTGTATCTGCGGGGGGAGTAAGGCTGTAAGCTATATTCAGTTCACCGCCTCCGCTGCCAGCGGCTATGCCCTTGCCCACAATGGTACTCATCACGACACCTCCTTCACGTCGTACACCGTCACCTGAATGTTCAGGTCAGCGGTGGGCTTCTCTCCAACCGCGTAGGCGGTGAATGTTCCGTTGTTGTTGGCGATGTAGATGGCATTGGTGCCATCGTCCAGCATCTGCTGTATCGCCGCTGCGTCTGCCTGAATGTCCGCCTGACTGGTGGCCGTTCCGCCTGTGATGGTCACGCCCTGGGTATAAGGGCTTGCGCTGCCTGTCCAGCTCGCCGCCGCCAGCGTCAGCGATAGCTTCTTGTCCGTTGCCTTGCCCGCCACGGCGTTAATGGCCTGAGAGGGCGTTGCCGTTGCCGGGTCAAGCCCAAGCGTTTCAGCCACTTCGTCCGTCAGCAGCGTGGACTTGTTCAGCGGTGTGCCCTCCGTGGTGGGGTTGTCCTGCCGGGTCATGTCGTACACGTTGTCCTGCCCGGAAACAGGCGTGAGCTTGACGCGGCCAGGATAAAGGGAAATTCTGTCCTGCATATCTGCTCCTTTCCAAAAAAGATGGAGCCGACTACGTTCCCATAGTCGGCTCCTATTGCCCTTTCCCGTGCCCCGATTGGCCGGGAGTAACGTTTATTATTTGATTTCGTTGGAGTACAAGTCTCCCGAGTAAAACCACGACTTGGCTATGTTCTGCACAAGCTTGTCTACCAGTATAAGGATGCTTTCAATGTCGTTGGCTTTTTGATAGTCCAGTGGCATTGTAGGAACCTCCGGGGCATTGGATGGTACAGGCAACGCACCGCGTATCTCCGCGATGTCTGCGAGGTATTGGTCAATATCAGCCTGCGTTGGAATGTCCGTTTCCGTCCACCCCTGCTTTGCCGTTACCGTCACGCTGTACCCATTCGCTTCCAACTCCTCCGCCACATACAGCACAGCGCCAGCCACGCGGTTCAGGTCAGTGTAGTTGTACGACCCCTTGTTGTCGCTTAACAGCAGAACGTCCGCCGGGGTGCCGCGCCCAGCCTCTATTCGACTGAGCGCGGCTATCACGCCATCCACGTCTGCTTGCGTCCTGTCCGTAATAAGGGACAGCATACCGTAGTTAAGGGTAAACTGGTAACTGGCGCTTGTGCCTGCCGCGTTGATAGCCGTCAAAGATACGGCGTACTTTTCATCCGAAACCCGGTCTACCGTGGCTTTCCACGCTTCGCCGTCCAGCGTCCACACGTAATCCTTGCCGTTGACCGAGCCGGACACGTAAACGATGGCGGCGGGGAGCGATACGCGAATATCTCTGCTCAAGCTATCACCTCTCACTCAATGGTAACACTAATGACCATCGTCTTACCGGTGTCGACCGGGTTAGGCGTAATGGTCGCCGCCTTGATTTTAGGAACAGAGGTGTCCAGTGTGACCGTCCGCGTGACGGAGCTTTCCTTGCCCGCCGCGTCTTTTGCCTTGACGATGATGGTGTTGCTGCCCTCTTTCAGCGTAATTACCTTGGAGAAGGTTCCGCCGGTGCCCACAGCAACCGTGCCCTGATCCGTTCCGTTCAGGGAGATGGTAATGACCACAGGAGAGGACGTTGCATCGTTGGTGGTACCGGCCACGGTGACAGAGGAAGCCGCCGTAATAAGGCCGTCCGCAGGAGATGTTACATTCAGCGTGGGCGGGACAGTGTCCACAGTGTAGGTCGTGGACTTCTCCGCAGCCGCGTTGCCGTCGTGGTCTTTGCAGTTGATGGTCACGGTGTGGCTGCCGTCGCTGAGTGCCGCAGACGGCGTGTAGGTCACGCTGTAGCCATTGGTAATAGCCGTGTGCGTGATGTTTGCCGCCGCTACAGCCGTGCCGTCCTGCTTGACTACCAAGGTGCTGATGTCTACGCCGGATCCGCCGGTTTCATCCGTGATGTTGAATACCACCGGCTGTTTGCTGTTCGCCACATACGCGCCAGCCGTAGGGGACACGATGGTGATAACAGGCGCCACAGTCTCCTTTACCACCAGTTTCAGGCCGTCTACGGTAGATGCGTCCGCGCTGCCCTTTGTGCCCGCTTCGTTTGTTGCTTCGACGGATACGTTGTAGTAGCCGCCTGCCAGATTGTACGACGTTTTCCCCGGCGCGGTAATGGTCGCTTCCCATTTGCCGCTTGCGGAGTTCAGCGTCAGGTCGTATGTCTGGCCATTGATCGTCGCTTTTACTGTTTTGATTGCCATTTATACCTCCCCGGCGTAAATATCGCCGCAAAAGAAATGATATGCTTGTGGTACACGCGGGTACGGCGTATGGGGGCTTTCGCCCGCATATAGATCGCCGCTGTAGTAGTAGCTGGGGTACACGATGACGGTTTCCTCTATTACCGTTACCTGTAGTTTTACCTTGCCATTGATGGTCGCCGGGTTCGGCAGCAGTACAGCCGCCGCTATCTTCGGCACCTGTGCTGTATATTCCGCCATCGGTTACACCTCCCCGGAGAACAGGTCGTTACTGTAATAGAAGTACGGGCTGATGATCCACGCGCCTGTGACTTCCGCGTTGTACACCACCGTGTTGGACAGCTTTATCTCCATCTTGTGGAGGTTGCCTGTGGTCAAAAGTCCCCACGGTGTGTAGATACTCACACAGTCACCCAGCTTCTCGCCGCCGTATACCACCGTCGCCGTGTTTGTGTCACGCAGCGAATAATACTTGTACAACCGGTCCGCCACCGCCTGTCCGATGTCATCAGATACCAGCGTTGCCGCCGTGACTTCCTTTACGTTCTCCCGGTCGGATGCGGTCACGTTGGGGTTGATGGCACTGTACACCGTCCTAGTGTCTTTGTACTTAACCCCATTGATGGTCACGTTGCCGTTGCTGGCTTCTACATAGCTATGCGCCGTCACGTTCACCTTTGTGACCACCGCGCCGGTTGTAACGGAAGATCCGACGAACGTCCGCCCGCGTGGGATAAGAATAGGCTTTGTAGGCTGATTGAACACGCGGATTTTGTCCCCGCCATCCGTTGCCAGACACACGCCCCATGCAAATATGACCTGCTGGATAGCGCTGCGGTTGGTGCCCTTAACGATAACGCCTGTCAGCGTTGTGTCCTCCACATCGTCCGAATACTCCACCTCGAAGGGCTTTGCAAGCGCTTCTAAGAGCGTTTTCGCGCTCACTCCATCAAGGTATGCACCTCCGCCAAACGGCGTGTATTCCAGCACTCCAAGCGCGTCCTGGCACTCTATCACATACACGTTTGCGGACGTGCGTGACGAGTTGTTAATGTAGTATGTCCCAAGATGCCGGTTGTCGTTCCACACCTCCACCGGCTGCTTCAGCTGGAACAGGTAGTCCACGTCTTTCAGGCTATCTAGCGTCCAGTTTAGCGTAGACACAGGCAGCTCTACGGCGGACTCGTTCGCCTGGTTTACGATGGATGCGTTGCGTATTTCGTTCATCTCGAATTTACGCACCACGCCCAGCACGATCTCATTAACACGTGCCCGCCGATGGGGGACTACGGTCTTTTTCAGCGTGACCTCCACTTTGTCGAAGCTTTCCACGCGGCAATCGCAGAAGTACACCGCGTTGTCAGGCTGGAACGACTGCGCCCGCCGCAGCACCGCGCCCTGATACCACGAAATTTCTACCTCGCTGCAATACTCTCCTGTGTCCTCGTCAAAGGTGAGCTGGATGCCCATGCTGGAATACTGCTGTGTAAACGTCATGGTGATTTTGGGCGGGTTGGTAAACTCTCCGCTGTCCCCGGAAACCTCCGTAGACCAAAAGCCTACCTTGTCCTCCGCGTACACGCCATCAAAGGTGCCGTCCAGCACCCAGCGGCTCCGTTCCAGCGTGATAAGCTTTCCCGGCGCCGCGCCGTGCGGAATTTTGGTCAGGTCGCCCATGCCGCCGGTTGCTGTCACTGTCGCATCGTTCGCCGCGCCGGGGGCTATGTCCTTATACAAGATTGTTGTCTTAGACATAGGCCACCTCTCAGGGGCGGAGCTGCGCGTCCATCGGGACGAAGTTCACCTCGATCTCGCCCCAATAGTTTACGCCTCCATCGCCCTTCTCCAAGTCCTGCGACGCGCTGGTGTAATACGCTTCATAAGCAATAGTAGTCTGACCGTCTGCCGCTTCCAACATAACGGAGTCATCCACGCTGTGCTTGTACAGGTAGTCCCAGAAGTCATCCAACCCCTTGTAGTTGTCACCGCGCCGAAACACCGTTAGCTTGTGACCAAGGTATGTCCCGATGATGTCACGCACCATGCGGCCCGTCATTACGCGCCCTGCGTTTTCGCCGTCCAGCACGTTAAAGCTTCGATTGTACTTGGAGATCGCCACATCGGCGTCAAAAGAGATGCCGTTCAGTTTGATGTAGTTCATCCTTGCACCTCCGACAGATTAACGCCGATGCGCGTACCCTCCGCCTTGTTCAGCCGGTACACGACCTTGCCAAGCACGTCCTTGTCCAGCACCAACACGGCTTCATTGCTGCCGCTGTAGCCGCTTTCCGCAAGAGCTTGCTTGAACGCCTGCACCATCGTAGCAAGGGGCGTTTCAATGTTCGTCCCGGATTTCTGATCGCCAAGCACTGCCATAAACTCCCGGTTCGGGGGAATGACTGCGCCCTGTGCCAAACGCGGGATTTTAAGCTCGTTTACATGGGAAATATTAATGCCGAAGGACTTACCACCGATACCCGGCACCCAATCCGGTATCTCAAAGTGTATCTTGTTCAACTGGTCAATAAGCCAGTTGATACCCTTGATGATGAGGTTTACAGCCGCCTCAAAAACGCCGACGATGGTATTCCAGATACCCCGGAAAATTTCTTTGATACCTTCCCACGCTTTTTTCCAGTCCAGCGTAAATACACCGGCAAGGAACTCAATAAGGCCGCTAAAGATTTGCTTCATGCCCTCGACTACGTCATTGACGTAAGTTTTAGCCAGCTCTATTAGCTCATGAAACCTACCGTTTGTGCTTTCGTCAAGCCAATCAAGCAAACTTGTCAGCCCCAGTTTGAACCAGTCAAAAACGCCCAGCACAAATGTCTTCACACCGGTAAGCATTTGAATAACAGACTGCTTCATTTTCTCCAAGTCAAGCGTAAGGATGCCGGAAATAAGCCCCAGCGCGCCCTGCACAATGTCCTTAATGCCGGTCAACATATCTCCTACCGGAGTGCCGGCAAGACCGCACTTTTCTATGATGGTGTCTATGATCGCTCCAAAGATATAGCCTACAAAGTCCAGGAGGTCAGCAAGCAAGGTGTAGGCGTGTTTTACAAAGTTGATAATGTTGTCCAGCGCCGCGCCCCAATCCCCGGAGAATACGTTGCCGATAAACCCGGTGACATCCTTAAACAGGTTTACAATGTCCTGCCCAATCTTCTTGAGCTTGTCCGCGATTTTATCAAGAAATGCGAAATTTGCCGCCGTGCTAAAATCCGGTAGAATAATACCGGACCCGCCGCCACCTTCGCCGCTTAACTTGTTGATTTCATCAAACGACGCAAGCTGTTTACTTGCAGACTTTGCCGCTCCGCCAACGCCTTTATATGCGTTTTTCTGGTCGTTCAGAGCCTTCGCCGCATTAGCGCTTTCCTTTGCCGTAGTTCCAAATAAAGCGGATACAATATTTGCGATAAACGAAACCACCGTAGCCAGCACTTTGACCAGCGCTGTAAACGCCGGGATGATGATTTGCACAAGCGGCTGTGCCAACGTCAGCAGCGCACCCTTAAGCTGCGCAATAGCGTCCCGCGCTTGGCCGTTTACGGCTACCACGTCCGCCAGCCAATCCCGGAGGGCCGCCAACGCACGGGCAATGATGGTAAAGACCAGCGCCCGCTTTGCCAGCATTTTTACGCGCTTTGTGAATGCCTCCATGCCCTGGGATGCTTTGTCTAACCCTTCTTGTATCTTTCCTGCGTTCTTGCCGGTATTGCCCAGCTGCTTACCTAACTCACCGGCCTTTGCTTTCATTCGGTCAAGCTCCGCTTCGCCCTCGCGGATAGCGGCGTTCTGCTTGTCCAACTTGTCATTCATGGCGTTCCATTCTTTTTCCATAGACGCTACAGCGGCCTCCTGCTGCTTAATAGCATCACTGGTGAAGAACTCGCCGCCGCCCTTCATCTGCGCCAGTTTTGCCTTTGCTTCGTCAAGCTGTGCGCCTAAGTTGTTGGCTTGGTTAAACAAAGTATCTCGCGCGGATTTCTTGTTGGTGAGCTTTTCCTGCAGCGCTTCTATTTTCTTTTCCAGCGCATTGAGTTCTTTCTGCGCCTGCTTATCGTCAATGTCGGCCTTGATGATAACGGAGCCGTCCGCGTTTGCCATACAATCACCTACTTGCTTTTATGGTATTTATGTGGTACTATAAACAAACCACAAAAAACTTCTTGGAGGGTGGAAGAAAATGGATAAAATGACTAAGTGTAAGACCTGCGGCGCAGATATTGCAAAATCCGCGAAAGTATGCCCCACCTGCGGGGCCAAACAGAAAAAACCGGTTGTGCTGATCGTTATAGCTGTGTTTATTGCTATCGGCATTATTGGCACTGCGCTTGGTGGGAATTCCCCAGAAAAGGTGGGGGATACAGACGCAAAAGGCGGAAACGGATCAACTGCTCCGCAGAAAACGGAATTTGCAGTTGGTGACGTTGTCTCCCTTAAAGACATTGAAGTCACATTTGTGTCTTGCACCCAATCAAGCGGAGAAGGTTTTTACACACCAGACAGCGGCAACGTGTTTCTATTTTGCGAATTTGCCATTGAAAACAAATCCAGCAAAGATATTTCCATAAGCTCTATAATGTCCTTTGAAGCATATGTCGATGACTACTCCACAAACATGAGCATGACAGGAACGTTGGCCGCAGACAAAGGCCAGCTGGACGGCACCGTTGCATCAGGGAAAAAGATGTCCGGCGTAATAGGTTACGAAGTCCCCGCCGATTGGAAAACACTCGAAATCAGGTTTACACCTGATTTTTGGTCTGGCAACGACATTACATTTATTGCAAATCACTGACATTCGCGCAGCCGCCCTCCGGGGCGGCTTTTTTACGTCCAGCCCTTAATGACTTCTTCCTCAGCCTCCGAGTACCGACGCTTAATGTCGATAGCGTCGCGGTTTCTGCGGTAAAACTCCCTATCGGCCTTGTCTTTCAGCTTGCCTTTTGCTTTCAGATCGCGTATACGCACGATCTGCGCGAAGTAGCAATCGCCGATTTCACCGTAGTACGAAAGAAACGTCCACCAGTGCAGATACGGCAGCGCCCGCACCTCCTGCCCCGCTATGCGGTTGATTGGAGCAACGAGCAGTCGAAAGTCCTGTTCCCAGTCCATCAACTTGGTTGATTTTTTTTGCGCTTCCTCATTCCCGCCGTTGATAAACCAAAAGCACTGTTTTATCGCTTCTTCCGTGTGCTCCCAAGGCATAGCAAAAAACCCGGGGTAAAACATTCCCAACACGCCGATGCACTTTTCTTCGCTCGTTAGTTCAACAGCAGACAGCACCGAGAATATGTCCAGTATCACGCGAAAGTCCGTTTCTATTGGGTATTCCGTTCCACACACCTCAAGGCTCGTCGGAAGGTCGTACATCATCTGTGGTACTTGGCCGTATACTTTGCAAGCTTCTCGCTGTGAAAAGCCTTTTCCCGCTTAATTCCCTCGTCCAGCTCGTCCATGATGGCAACCATCAGGTTCATCCACAGCGGCGCACCATCCGCGATAGCGTAAACGCTCACGTTGCCAAAAAGCGGCTCACACACCGGCTGCTCAAACACCCCGTCAATAGTCTCGCGCATTTCGGCGTCCATATTTCGGAGCCAATCAAACATTTCGCGGGCGCTCATTTTTTCTACGTTATCGTCCCGCGCATCCTGCTTCTTTTTCAGCGCGTCAAACGCTGTGTAAAGCTTGTCTGCAAACGCCGGATCGCTGGGATTAAAATACACCGTGCATTTGTCATTCAGGTGGTATTCCTGTACGCCGGTGGTGATTGTCAATTCCTTCATGTGTTCCCTCCAAAACAGGGGCGGTTGCCCGCCCCTTTATTTAGGCCGCAGTAAACTCAATAGCGCCGCTGCTGCCCTTCTTCACAGTGCCCACCGTGCGGGTGCCGCCGTAGGTGATTTCGCTGGTGATATTCAGGGTGCCGCCGCCCTCTCCGCCGATGCCAGTGATGGCAATAGCGCAAGCGTCGTAGCGCTCCGCAAACATCGCCTCGCCGCTGGTGGCGTAGAAGTGGCCGATCATCATGTCCTGATTTGCCAGCGCCTGGGCATCCTGGTCTTTGACGGCCAGGTTCCACATTTTCACCGCCGCAGCATCGCCCGCATCCAAGGGGATGGGGTCAAAGGTCTGCGTGATGGTGGGCTTTTTCATGGTCGTAAAGGTGTGGCCCAGAATGTCCTGCTTGGTGTCGGTGCTCCAATCCATTTCCTCGCTGCTGTCCTCAACGCGCTTACCGATAGCGCTCCACACAGGCGCGGATGCAGTGCCGGTGTTCAGGTACGCAATGAGCAGTTCGCGGTCAATGGTCTGGCCCGTCGTGGTGTTGAATTCCAAATCTGCCATTATACATTCACCTCGTAATTCATTTTCATAAGGATTTGGTGATCTTCGTCCCCGTTTTCATACATGGCAAACAGGGAAGATCGCGTGGTCGGCTCCATGCTGATAACGCGCTTGTCATCTCCGATGTCGGGCTTTTGACCATTTGCCCAGTCCCCGATAGCGTTCAACAATTCGTCAGCCTTGAGCCGTTTGTCGTTGCTGTTCCCCGGCTTCACTCGGTAGATTATCTTGAACTGATACTCCGCCACATAGCCGCCGGTGATATACTTCCGCACGATGTAAGCCGCCTGAATGGTCGACATCGCCATAGCGGAAGTGTCGGCGGGAAGAAACTCAAAGCGGATAAAGTCGACTGGCAGCTCCGGGTATGTGTTCAGCCACACAAGCAGCTTGCGCGATACCTGATCTTCCTCTGCCGCTGACACGGCCTTTTTAATCTTTTCCAAATTTCTTCACCGCCTTATCTGCCACCCGCACCCACTTCTCCATGTTCTGCGCTTTGGAAGCGTCAAACCAATGTGCTTGTGCCTGCGGATGCATCGTTGTGTTAAATACAAGATTTCGGTCTGTTGTCACTTTGTGCCCGCCCTTTGGGGCGTATGTGCTGCCGGTCGCCGGGTCTACCATCACCTTACCGTAGTACAGGAACCGGGCGTATGGTCCGGGGTAAATAACCTCGTTGCCAACCACCCGCGTTCTTTGCGTAAGAGAGCCTGTAAGCGCAGGCACAAAGGGGGTGGCATCTTTCATCACCTGTTGCGCTAAAACGCTTTCAGCGCGGCTACAGGCCCTTGCAAGCTGCCGCTTTACCTCGTCCATGCCGGACACGTCAACAGAGAACTTGAGCGACATTTTATGCCCCTCCGACTTCCCAGTGTCTCATGTCCACGCTGCCAAAATCTTTCTCGTCCACTTTGGTCACGTTGTAGCAGCCGTCCTGTGCCATAGCCACGTCCTCTTTGTCTGTGACAAACTCGCCTTTCACAAAGAACGTCAGCCCGCCGTTACCGTTCACAGACAGCGTCCACAGCCCGGACTTGTCCTCCGCCGCAAGAAACGCCTGCGGGGGCGCGTAAGTTTTGGCCTTGCCTGTCGTGCCGTCCACCGCTTTCACGGAAAACGGAATGTACAGGTTTACTGCGTCCGCGCTCTCAAGTCCGCTTTCTCGGACGTTTACCGCCTTGCTGGCTTGCAGCATAACACCACGCAGGATGGTCACATACAGCTTTGTGATTTCCTCAAAGGTCGCCGGGTCAGTCTCCTGCACGGCGTTGTAGACCGTTATAGTGTGGGGCGCGTACAACCACAGCACCCCCCTCCCCGATACAGCAGACCGGTATGCGCCAGATACTCGTTACAGGTCGCAGCCAGCAGTTTCTTCGCACCGTCCGTTGCACTCAGTGCGGACGCGGCAGCTTCACCGCCGCTGGCCAGCGTCCGGGAGTACCCGCCTACCGTTTCGCTTTTCACGTCATCGCCGGTCGCCGCGTTCGTCAGTTTGGTTGCGGCAAGCTGCTGCGCGGCTTCTATCAGCTGATACTTGTCCACAAGTGCACAGCAGCACATTTTTACAGCGTCCATATCAGCGTTATCTTTTGCCCGGTTCTGCGTGTAGTAATCGAGGAAGGAGCTGGCCCGGACAGCCAGACGCGGAAAATCTCCTTCGCTCACGGTGCCCAAATAGGCTCCGGAGTAATAGTCGTAATCAGCGTATGTCATGTGAGCCAGCTCCTTTCAAATCAGCTACCGGTCTTGGGGGACAGGATAATGCCATCCAGCACAGCGGCCTTGAGGGTGTTTTTCAGCACCACACCGGCCACCAGCTCGACCTCACCGGTCTTTACGGCACCGGGTGCGTTCATGTCGGGCATATAGCTGGAAATAACGCTGTTGCCGGTGGGGGAAATGCCGTGAAAGCCGTCCAGTCCGATACTCACCGCGTAGATGCTGGTGGTGCCGTCGGCGGAAGCAGTAGCGGCAGAAGTGCCGATAACGTCCACAGAGGAAGTACCGTTGTAGTACTTGCCCATGTCCATCAGGGGAATACCGGCAAAGGTCTCCACCACCTGGCCAAAGTCGTTCTTTGTACGCTCGTAGTAACCGGCACGGCGTGCGCAGGAACGGACCTTCATCAGCATATCGCCGTTCATCATCAGCATGGTGGTGTCACCGTCGATGGTGTGCACCAGCTGATCCAGCTGGTCAATGAACGCGTTGGCGTTGCTATCCAGCAGGGCAGAGGTGGACAGGTTGATGCCGGAGGAAAGCTCCGTAGAAGCGCCGGACAGCAGCTTCTTCAGGCCGTCAAAGGTGCCGGTCACATAACCAGCGCCGGTAGCGGCGGAAGTGCCGTTAATGACCAGGTTATGGAAGTAGTTGCTAGTCGCCTTGATCTTCTGCTGCGCCTGGAACGCCAGTTCGTCAACAGCGCCGGAGGTGTTCTGCAGCACACGGTCAACGGAGAAGGAACCGCCCATGATGATGGCCTTTGCGGTCTTCTCAACGCGCTTGGCCTCGTTGGCGGTATACTCGCTGTTGATCGCACGAACAGCGGCGGTGGAGGGAGTGTTCAGCTGAATGTAGCCGTAGGTCAGGGTGGAACCACCAGTACCCGGAGAGATGGCGTTATCAAACACCAGTCTGTCCAGCAGCAGAGAACTGCGGCGAAATTCGTCGACGATCATCTGGTCGACCTTGTCGGCCATGCCGACCTTAGCTTCAGCAAGAGTAATAGCCATGTGTCATTGTCTCCTTTACTTGTCGTATTTTTCGTGGAGCGCACCCAGCAAAGACGTAGGCTTTGTTTCACGAGTGCCGCCCTCAAGCGAACCCTGCGTGTCAACACGAGCGCCAGCCTTTACAAATGCGCTGGGATCCTCGGACTTTGCCTTTTCCAGATACTTGTCGAACCCGTCCAAAGCGCCGTCCTTCATTTCGAGCTTGCTGTCTCCGATACCCGCGCGGAAAGCCTTTTCCGCAGACTTGGAGGAAAACTTCACGCCGCTGTCGGCAATCGCCTTGTCAATGGCGGTCTGATAATCCCGCTGTGCAAGCTGTGCTTTGTACGCTTCGGTTTCCTTGTCGTACTTGCCCTGCAACTCATCCAGCTTCTCCTGGATTTTGGCAGCGTCACCGCTGGTCTTTTTCAGCTCCGCGATGTCCTTATCCCGGTCTGCGACCTGCTGCTCCAGCGCGTCCTTGTCCGCCTTTGCGTCCTCTGCGGCTTTCTTGTGCTTTTCGATGTCCTTGCCGTTCATGGCAAACACCTTGTCCGCCTGCTCTTCCGTCAGGCCGATGTTCAACAGCTCTTCTTTCTTCATGTTCAACTCCTTACGGGATAGGCTTTTTAGGTCGTTGCCGTGACCGCCCCGCCTGCACTTTTAGGCTTGCAGATAGCCAATTTTTGTATAAAATCCGCATCAGCGGTTTTTACTGAAAAACAAAAGCCAACCACTGATAAACTGTCAGCAGTTGGCTCCTATTGCCCTTCCCGGTGCCCGATTACATCGGGGATTGATATTTGATTTTCATTTGGACTTCCAGCACGATAACGCCGTCACCCTTTCGCCGCACTTCTGCGTTGTTGCCGCGCTTCAAAATGGCTTCGATAGCCTGTATGGCTTCGTTGTCGATCAATACAGCACCTTCATCCTTTCCCGCTGCTCCGGCAGCCCCGCCGCCTTGCTGAACGCTTTGTACTTTGCATTCAGGCGGCGCAGTTTGATATTCACTGCCTGTTCTTCGTCTGTCAGCCCTGCGGCGTTGTACGCCGTTTTCTCGCGCTTGAGCTTGCGTATGGTGCGCTCCACCTTGCGCTGCTCCTGCGTGGCTTCGTATGCCGTATAGGTCTTGCCCTCAAACGTACAGCCCAGACCATCGTCAATATGGGCAAGCTGTTCGTCTGTGTAAGTGCGCTCACTTACGCCCTCAACCCAAACGTTGCGGCGGTGCCGGCAGTTGGCTCCTTCCAGCCCATCCACAGCACCCAGACCGCAAACCTCGTAGATGTTCGGGTAGATGTCGCCGCTACGGGTGGAATACACTTTGCCCTGCCACTCCTTGTGCGATGACCACGGCGACCGCCCAGGCACATCACGCGCGCCCGCGTGGGCTGATACTTCGTAATACGGCGTTCCCAAGTATTCCGCCGCCTGCTCCGTGTACTTGCCGCACAACTGCGATACGCCAGTCATTACGGCACGGCGTGCAGCTACGTCTACATGATCACGGTGTCCGCTCTCATAGTCCACCACGCGCAGACCGCCGCTTGCAAGCTCTCTCACAGCGTCCTTTATCGCCTGCCCATAAGAAATAGCCCCGCTTTCTACTTTCAACGTAGCGGCATCTAAAGCCCATTGGTACGCCTTGGCAGGGGGTAGCATTGTGCGGCCAGCGTTTACTAAAAAGCCCATTGAGCGCGTTATGTTGCGCAGTGTTTGCTTCGTCTGCTCGTATATTGCCCAAGTATCTTCTACGCTTACCAGCGTTTCCGGCTGCGTGATGTGCGCAAGGTCAATCAACTCGGTGTAATACTTCTGGTTGCGCTCCACAACATCGTCGAGCAGCTTGTTCAGTTTTTCCTCGCTGACGTCCGCCGTCTTCCGGATCGCCTTTTTGATCTTCTTGAGGTCAATGCCATGCGACCGCAGCGCCCGGATTGCCTGAACAGTCACTTCGTTCAGTTGATCTTTCAGCGCCAGCCTACTACATATCTCATCGAGGAGCGTATCTTCTAGCCCCCGGAATAGTTCGGCAAGTTCTTCTGGGAGCGCGTCAAGGACTTCCGGCTGAAACGGATATTTCATTCGCTTTCCTCCGTTTCACAATCTCGTCATAGTGCGGCTTTACTCGAATTACATTCCAGTCGCATTCTTCTGGCACTTTTCCGTAGAATATCACCCATTCCGGCGACAGCCGTTTCATCATTTCCTCGTAGCCGCGCAGAAACAGCCGCTTGCTTTCCTTGTTCTGCTGTGTGCCTACCGAACTAACGGCAACTATCCCGCCGACAGGCTCACCATCAAAGCACCAATCGTAACTATACTCGTCGCTCCAAGAAATAGAGGGGTATACTGTCATTCCGTGCATCTGCCAGTACGCCGCCAGCCAGTGCTTGCGATAATGGTTGTATATCTGCATTGCAAGCGGCATATCTGTGTAAGTGGAGAAGTCCGGCGCGCACACCGCCGCAAACTGCGTCAGTTTTGGAATGTACTTGTCCGGTGTGTTCCAATGCCTGATGAATTGATAATCGTCCACGAAGAAATGCACGATCTTGCTTTTCGTGTCTTTCGCGATGTAATGGTAATTCACGGGGATAAATTCGCCCTTCGGATACGCCTTGACCGGCTCGATCTGCGGAATGTCGTACTTTCCAACGCCGGGGAATGTAAACTTGTCGAGATTTTCAAAGTTAATCATACCGGACGCCATGTACCGCTGCGCTTGTTAGCCCTGCGGTATTTCTTGCCGTTTACCGTAACTTCCAACGCGCCGGACTTTTGCGCTGTTACAAAGGCATTGGAAAACGCCTTGTTTTCTGCTGCTTTGCGGTTTTTATTTGACTGGTCACGCAATTTCCGCATGTAGCTATCCATTTCACCGCGCGCTCTTGCGGCTCTGTCTGCGGCGCTTCCTGTTTTCTGCGCCGTTGTCAGGCGCGCAGGCCCGCTTACATAAGGATTGACTGCTCCTGCCGCCGTTTTTAGTGCCGTTGTTGCGAGAGTTGCCATCTGCTTTACTGCGACTTTCTTTTCAGCGTCAGACAATTCAAGCCCGTTGATTTCAGCGGCGTTGCGCTCGAATGTGCGCCTGATAATATCGCCCATATCAGTGACAGACGCAGCGTTTGCTCGGTTAATATCCTGCTGTGACAAAAACCGTGCAAGGCTCATTCCGCGCCCGCGCCCAGTTTCACCAGCGCCAAGCCCGCCGCCTGCTCCGCCTCTACCGCCCATTACTCCACCTCCGTTTCTGCGTTGTTATCGGTCATGTCCTGCGCCTTCGGCAGCGCCGCCTTTGCGGTCGCCTCGTCCTCATTCATCCACTTCATGCGGAACTCCCAATCGTTCAAAATGCCCGCACTGAGAAGCTGCATATCGCGGGAAAAGTCGGTTTGCTTGTCCTCAATGATACTATCGTCGAAATCAATGCTGATTTCCACGTCTTCATTCAGCCCGGCACCCATCGCGGTGTTACCCAGGCGGAGAAGAATGCGGCACAGCTCCACCAGTGCATCTTCGAGGATGATCTCATGCTTTTTGATCGTGCGAAACATGGTGCTGTTCTCGCTGATGACCTGCGTAGCCGTTGCAACGCTGCCGCCGTCAAAGCGATAATAGGTCTCACCGAAGCCGCACTTGCTGGAAAGGATATTGAGCTGATCCTGAATGCCGGTGTTGTGCTCCGCCGTCCGCAGCGTCATGTCAATTGGCGTTACAACTGAGCTGTCTTCTGTATCCTCCGGCATGACGTAAAACACCACATCGTCAGGGTCAAAAGCAGGGGTACCGTCAAGATACTGCGCCGCAGACGGCTTGACCATGATGCGCTTTTTGCCGAGCTTGAACTCGTTAACGTAGCTGTCGTAGGCAATATCCACGCCCTGCAATACGTCAATAGCATTGGCGTAGATTGCGATACCGGTAGGCAGCAGATAGTTGATGTTGTTAGCTATATTGGGCCGATCAATGACAAACTGCCGCTTGTCGCTACCTGTGTGCACCACAGGCGGGATATTTTCAAATCCCTTGACATTAACAAGCTGTTCATCAGCCAGTTGCTCATTGTCATACCGATAGATGCGGTTCTCAATGACATAGTTGCCGTTGTCCTCACGCCGGTGTATCTGCAAGTACAGATAATCTTTTCCTCCCCGCGTGACTTCGGAAGAAAACGCGCACTCGCTGATATATCCATTCTGCCAGGACAGCGGGTAAATGTTCTCGATGGTCACATAGTCCAGCACAATGCCGGATGCGTTGCCTGGTACAATATCCCCGCTTTCGTTGATCTCCTGCCCAATAACGCGGGGAACATAAGCCACAGTGCCCAGTGCGGACTTCATCTCTTGCATCTCGTTTGCCTTGACGGTGAAGTTGTTTTCCGTCAGCACCAGGTCAATAAAGTCCTGTTCTTTCTGCCCCTCAAGCGTGATTTGGACTTTCTCGTTCATCAAGAGATTAGCCCAATCCTCGCACAGCTTTTTCCCCATGCCGAGGGAGTAGCGCCTACACTTCACCTGTCGCTCACCGTTCTGTACAGTGTAGTTGTGGAAGCCTTTGACGTTGCCCTGATACCAGCTTTTCCACTCGTACACTTTGCTATAGAAGCTGTCCGGGATGGTGGTATAGCCCAGTTCATTCAGTTTGATGATAACCGCGTTACTCATGCAATAACTCCCATCCGACGGGAAATGCGCTCAACGGCGTACCGGGTGGCATCTATCAAGTGGTTATTCTCATCCGGGTAGCCGCTGATAATATCTCCGTCTTTGTTTCGGTCGTATTCGTAATTTACAAACTCATTGTATGCGTTTGGTGTGCGTTTCCGGTCTATGACGATCTTGCGCCGCTGCAACCACTTCATACCATAGTCAACAGAGCCGGGGCCTTTGACCGCCGCCTTTGCCGGAAGGCCCATAGCACGATAGTCTGCCACACTTTTAGGCTCCGCGTTGTCGCAGGTAATATATGCGTCTTTATATCCACGCTGAATGATGATGTTGCCGCTTGCCTCGTTGGTAAGCTTGTTTTGGTAGATTTCATCCATTAAATAGATAGTCTCCCGCGCTCTGTCGTAATGCAGGCGGATAAAAGCAAAGGGGTCAGGGAACCAGCCGTAGTCCACGCCTTGGTAGATGTGGTCGAAGTGCGACATTTCCTCGTCGGTGATTTCCCGCAGCTCCAGGTTGTCAAACACGTTGCCGCCCGTACCCACAGGAATACCTAAATACTCATGCTGGTACGCTCTCTCGTCCGTGGCCTTGAGATGTTCCGCCTCCGCTAAAAACTGCTCACCAAGCCACTCTGTTGGGGCTTGCAAGTACGTTGACTTGTGACACAGCCTGTCTGTGCGTTCTTCCAGGCTGTCCTTGTTCGCCCAGTTATCGCGGCTTATCGGCGGGTTGTAGCTTTCAAAGTTCCAATACTTCGAACCGCCGCGCATTGTGGACTGCAAAATCGTTCGAATTTCTGCGCGTCCGGCAAACTGGTCTTTTTCTTCAAAGTGCGTCACGGCAATGTAGCCAAACGGCACCTTGATAGACTTGATCTTCATTGGGTCATCAGCGCCCCGGAACATGATCTTCTGCCCGGTAGGCTTGTAGATCAGCTCCATCGGGGAAACTTTTGCCTCCCAATACGCCGCCATGCCCAGTTCGCCGATTGCCCAAATATACTGTGCGTACACGCTGTCACGAATTGTATTTGCCACCTTACGCAGCACCAGCGCGTGTGTACCTGGGTTGTTTATCAGCAGCAGGGGGACGAGTACAGACACCGTGGAGGATTTCAACGAACCGCGCCCGCCGCTAAAATCGTAGTGCGTGTGACCGTGCACAAACACGTCATGCGCCACATCGTAGAACGCAGAGCCGATTTTGTCAGACAGACGGATGTCAGACATCAATTATCACCTTGACTGCATCCGTGCTTACCTTTGTCTCGGTGACTTCGCGCCACCCGAAATTGCAGCTCAGGCTGAACTTCGCCCCGTTCGCACCGTCCCTGTCATACAGCCGCGCCTCTGCGTATTCCTCGCACATGGACTTTGCGCGCGTGACCGTGTCCGTAAACTCAGGCCGCGCCTGATAGTCAAGCAGCGCCTGTCTGCCCGTAAAGCCTAACGCCAACGCCAGCCCCGTCACCGTCGGCGGCTTTTCATCTAAAATAATCGGTCTTCCATATTTATCCGTGGCAACATCGCCGTCAATCATAAGCGGTGTCCCTTTGCAGCTTTCAAAGTAAGCGTCAATGGCTTTCTGCATTTGCTTGACGCTTTGGTATTTTCTTGGACACCCTACCTTTGCCATTTTGCTCACTTCCTTTCTTGCCTGACGCACCGGCCTCCCACCACTGGCCTTTGTCATTGGCACGTCTGTACCCGGCTTTCGCCACACCTGTATTTCATGTCTTCCCTGGGACACATTGCCAAGAGGTGCGGGAAGTCCTGTTTTTGGTAAGCAGACTATTTGGGACGCATCCCATACAGCGGTCTGCCAGCGCATCGGCACACTTTCAGGGCGGCGCTATGTCATTGCCCAGCGGTAGTGTCCTCCGCTTTTGGTGCCGCATGGAAGGTGCGACCTCCCGGCTCTTATCGTGAGCTGCTTCGTGCGTGCGGCATATTGCTCCCTCCGGGCGGAGCCGAAGCCCCGCCCATCAGGAAAAGAAGGGGGAAAAGAAAAAAGGATGGAGATGCAGAGTTTGCCCCTGCATCTCCCATGATAAAGTGCGTTTTTTCAATTTTTCCACTTTTAAGTGGAATT